GAGGCCTTCAACACCGGGGTTGCCTACGACAGCCTGGAGGCACCGAAGGACGCCCGGCTGCGTCCACTGTTCCCGGACGAGGCCAAGGACTACCAGGGCCCGGAGATCCCAGGCGACATCAAGGACATGCTGACCATCCGCTACATCGGGCGCGTGCTCGGTGCGGTGCGCGGTGGCTCCTGGTGGCTCGAGATCGAGGCGCTGACGAACTTCATCCTCTCCGGCGAGAACTCCATGTCGGAGTCGCGCCGGTTCTGGTACAACCAGATCATCGCCTCGGAGGAGACCTGGGTCGACCCGGCCGCCGTCAAGGCCGCTATCCACCCGATGGCGAGAGAGAACCGGGCCCGCGCCGGACAGTCGGCCGAACTCGCCCTGCTGCAGTGCGGCTGGACCCTGGTCAGCCCTGCTGACGAGATCGTGCTCTTCTTCGACGGATCGAAGTCGGACGACGCTACAGCCCTGGTCGGCTGCCGTCTCTCGGACGGCTACTGCTTCCTGGTCGGCCTGTGGGCAAAGCCCGATGGCGAGCGTGGCAAGGGCTGGCTGGTCCCGCGCGCCGCCGTCTCCAAGCGCGTCGAGATGGCCTTCAGCCTCTTCAACGTGGTCGCCTTCTGGGGTGACCCCTCGCACACCAAGGACGAAACGAACGAGACCTCCTACTGGATGCCGATGTTCGACGCCTGGATGCAGAAGTACAAGGACCGGCTGGACAAGAAGTATTGGCCGGTCAAGTCCGGCGTCGGTACGCACGCGATCAACTTCGACATGTCGGTGACTCCGAACCTGAAGGCCTTCATCAAGAGCGCGGAGCAGACGGTCGAGGACTTCGAGACCATCAACGATATCGAGGAGTATGCTCCGGCCTTCCTCTTCGACGGCCACCCCGCGCTGGTCAACCATATCGGCAACGCGGTGGAGTTCGCCGACTCCCGAGGCTTCGGCACCTCGCTGGCCAAGGAACACCGCGAGTCGAACCGCAAGATCGACGCCGCAGTCTGCCTGGTCGGCGCCCGCATGCTCGCCCGGATGGTGCTCAACGCCTACGAGGAGGAAGAGGAGGAGCAGCCCGGCGAGATCTGGGGCTAGTGAGATACGCTGGACCCCACCCACCCCGAGAGGTAACCATGGCTTACAACCGCATCACCTGGGCCGCCAAGGTCCTGCGAGACGCTGGCCTCAGCGTCTTCGAGGAGCCGGGCTGGAGGGATCGAGGCCTGTCGACCTCGAAGCCCTTCGAGCCCGAGTTCGTCGTCTGGCACCACGACGCTTCCGCGATCGGCGACAGCCCCGGCGTCCCGGCGTACATGATCGCCAACATGGCCACGCACGGGGCCCAGATCTGGGTCTGCGCTGGCTGCAACGGCAAGCACGCCTCCGGCACCTGGCACCTGGTCGCCTCGGGTCGGATGGCCCACGCTGGCGACACCCTCCCCGGCATGCCGGACAACTTCGACTCCATCGGGATCGAGACCGACCACACCACCGGCGAGGTCTGGGAGCCCGGCCTGCTGCCGTCCTTGCGCAAGGGCACTGCCGCCCTGTTGCGCCACATGCGCAAGGCCCAGAGCGCCCTGCACTTCCACAAGACCATCTGCGACCCTCCGGGCCGCAAGGTCGACCCGGCAGGCCTGAGCCTGACCGTCGAGCGCGCCAACGTCGGCACCTTCCTGAAGGCGGTCGAGTGGGCGCCGGAGGTCGGCATCCGCTCGGACCTCAGCCTGATCCAGGAGCAGTTCCAGAAGATTCAGGGTCTGCGCGACGACGTCGAGATCGTCCGCTACAACGGCGTCGGCCGGATTCAGCAGGAACTCAACGAGCGCGGCGCCGCTCTCGTGGTCGACGGCAAGTGCGACGTCGAGACGGTGACCGCGTGGAAGAAGTACGAGGCCTCGCTGCCCGCGACCAAGCGCTCCGGCAGTCTGGGGACGCCGGACCCGAAGTCGCTGGCCACGATGGGCCTGATCTTCGCCGGGCCCGAGGCGGTTCTGCCCAAGGTCCGGATCCGGGTCGGCATCCACAACACCTACGTCAAGCGGACACCGGCGGAGGTCAACAAGACCTACTCCGACCTGCTGACCAGGGTCAAGCCGCACATCGTCCTGCTCCAGGAGACGGCGCAGATGTACGGCAAGTGGAACATCCCCGGCTACGCCGTGATCCAGTTCGCACCGGTGCGGAAGAACGACGGCCACGTCATCGAGACCTCGTCGAACACCGTGCTGGTGCGCAACGACGTCGACGTGCTCTTCAAGGCGTTGCTCGCACTGCAGGAGACCTGGAAGGGCCCGAAGGTCGGCGCTCTGCACGACCCGCGCGCCCCGATCACCACCACCATCGAGGTCAGCGGCAAGCAACTGCGCCTCCTCGACGTCCACGGCCCGTTCGGCGAGGACTCGGTTGCCGAGTTCAACGCCGAGATCGTGGACTGGGTCAAGAACTCGCCGTACCCGACCTTGGCTGGCGGCGACTACAACCAGGCCTTCGACAAGGTCATGGATCGAGTCGCGTCCTCCTCCGGCTCGGTCGTCGACGGCAAGGCACCTGACATGGTGGTCATCAAGCGGCTGCGGAAGGTCGCCTCTCAGAACCACGGTCGCCAGGGTTCCGACACGCACGACTTCAAGACCTTCGACGTCGAGATCTGATGCTGGTGTCTGGCGGCTCGGGCCGCCGGGCTCCGGTATGCTGTCACTACCCGTTTACACAACCAGGAGGACTCGATGGCGAAGGCCATGCAGCAGGCAGATGTCATCGAGATGTGCGTGGAATACTTCCCGTCCTTCCTTCGGTCACGCAACGAGGCCAAGAAGTTGGAGGCGTGGCGTACCGGCCGCCAGTACGAGTACAGCGACGATCTCGAGGCTGACGACCGCGCATTCGGCCAGCCGTTCGCGCCGGACAAGGCCAGCATCAACGCCGAGTTTGAGAACCTGCGCGGTCTCTCGTCCAACATGTTCGCCGGGCTGGTCGTCTCCACGATCGCCGGGCTCGCCAACATGGAGGGCATCAGCAAGGGCAACTCGGGCATCAAGTTGAAGACCTGGGAGACCTTCGAGCGCAACCGCTGGGGCTCCAAGCAGAACGCCATCCATGAGTCGGCCGCCGCCCATGGCGTCTCCTACGGGATCGTGATCCCGGGTGACGATCCGCTGACCGGCAACAAGATGTCGAAGATGATGGGCCGTTCCGCGATCCGGATGGCGGGCTTCTACGACAACGACGACGACGAGTGGTCGATCTTCACCATCGAGGCAGAGCCCAACCAGATCCGGGACCCCCAGACCGGCTACATCACCGACGGCTGGAGCGTTCGGGTCTTCGATGCGTACGTCGTGCACAGCCTGACGTGCACCAACAACGGGACCGAGAAGAAGGAGTGGAAGTACCTCAGCCACTTCGTCCACGGCGTCCCGGTGCCGCCGGTGGCCCGCCTGGCCAACAAGATGGACCTGGAGGGGAATGCGGTCGGTGAGATCGAGCCCGTGCTGCCGCTGCTGCGCCGGATCGACCAGGGCACCTTCGACCGGCTGATCAAGCAGCGCTTCGGCGCTTGGCAGGTTCGCTACATCGCTGGCATGGCCAAGCCGTCCCGAGAGGACGAGGAGCGCGCGCAGGCGATGAAGTTGAGCATCCAGGATCTCCTGGTCTCGACCAACGAAAACACCAGGTTTGGCGTCCTCCCGGCCGACCCGCTGGACGGGCAGATCCAGGTCACCGACGCCGATCTGCGCATTCTCTCGGCCGTCTCGCAGATCCCCCCGCACCACCTGCTGGGGCTCTCCTCGAACCTCCAGGCCGAGGCGCTCGCGGCAGCCAACGAGGGCCTGCAGCGCCGGGGCCAGGCCTTCCGTACGAACGCGGCCGAGTTCCACGAGCAGATGGCCCGCCTGGCCGCCATGCTGGAAGGCGACATGGTCACCGCCGCCGCCTGGGACCTCCAGGTGCAGTGGCGTGACGTCGAGTCCCGCTCGCTGGCCCAGACCGCCGACGCGCTCACGAAGTTGGCCGAGGGCCTGCACATCCCGGTCGAGATGCTCTGGGAGAAGTTGCCCGGCTGGACCGACAACGACTCCACCCGGGCGAAGGAACTGATCGAGTCTGGTGCCCTGAACCAGATCCTGGAGCAGTTGGCGGCCGAGACGGGCAACAACCCGAAGCCGGAGCCCACCGGTGACACTGAGTGAGGCCCAGATCGCCCAGGCGGTCGCACTGACTGAGGCGTACCGGCGCGTGGAGGGTACGGCAGCCGACAAGATCGCTGCGATCGTCGCCGCCTACTACCTGCAGAAGGTGGACCCGATGAGCCTGGCCAGCGTGAACCGCTGGCTGGACATCGTCGTACCGGCGCTGATCCGGACTTCCGACGACAGCGCCCGGCGCGCGGCGGCCTACTTCCTCGGCATCCGGGGCATCGAGGCTCCCGGCTCCCCGCTCTACTCGCCCGTGATCGCCACCGGCACCGTGGACCAGGGCGTGCGCGAGTCCCTCTTGGCCATGGGGCCCTACAACTACGCCAACAAGATGAAGGCCAACGGAGGCAAGAGGCTCTCGAGCAAAGAGCAGTTGATCATCGCCAACAACCTCGCTGCCGCGACGCTCCGGCACGCCCAGGCCGGAGGGCGTCAGACGATCTTCGAGAACTCCGCGAAGGACCGCACCGCCCTGGCGTACGTCAGGGTGACCAAGGCTGAGCCGTGCTTCTTCTGTGTGATGCTGCAGGGCCGGTTCGAGTGGCGGCCGTTCAGTGAGGACTCCTTCGAGGCGTCCAACTCGCGCTTCACCGGCGCCGGGGACGCCAAGGTCCACGACAACTGCCACTGCTCCCTGAAGCCGATCTACTCGCGCGACGACAAGTACGCCAAGGACGCCCTCGAGGCTGCCGAATTGTGGGGCCTGTGGGGCATCGGCAAGGGCAAGGAAGCGATCAACAACTTCCGCCAGGGCTACAACCACTGGCGCGAGACCGGCTCGAAGGACTGGAAGCCGGACGCTTGAGTCGTGTAAACGACTG